TATATGGGCAAGGTGTGTAAGGCATTAGGGTTTAATACTGATTTTATACGTTATTCAAGATTTGATCGTGAAGATTCGAATCTTTTTCCAAACTTTTTGAAAGTGACCTTTTGTAGTTCACGCTTTTGGCCGTATAAGGATCGAGAAGGCAACATTGCTTATGCCCTTGGTCCAAAGCCCGGACGGTTGGTCTCAAAATTGACCTACACCCGCAATCTTAACATGAGCGATATTCAGCAGAAGGCCCATTTACGTGGCGTCTGCCGTGGCTTGATTAATGATTGTGGGCATGTCCCTGTAGCTGGTGAATACCTCGCTCGTATTTTAAAATTGACTGAGACACATCAAGGTGTCACCGTCACTCCCAAAGATTTGGGTGACGATCATAAAATACATGCGGAGGAAATACATAAGTCATGGCTGGATTGGCCCAATGAAACCAAAGATATGGTATTTACTGTATATGGGATTGAATGGGAACAAATCGAAAAACTGCATGAGTTAATTCGCTCAGTTAAGCAGTTACCAGCGTCACTCAATTCTACAACACTTAAATTGATCACCGATGTTGATATGGAATTCACCGATTTGATTGCTAAGCCAATTGAGATTTCTCGATCAGAGGATTTTGAGTTTGGTAAGATTAAAGGTGAACAAGTACATGACATCGAAATGGCTTCTAATGAGACTGTTCTTTCAGCTTCAGAAGATGGCTTGTCTGGTCTTTGTGTTGAGCAAAAAGTTCGACGGAGAAATGTGTTGCCAACAGCTGTTGCGCAAGGATTGGCCTGTCATAAATGTCGGGGTGCAGTCCAACCGGGTGAGAAGAAATGTCATCATTGCAACACCAAATTACATGTGTGTTTGCAATGTGATGATCAGCAAATTTTTAACTCGAAATATGGTGAATGGTATTGTGCTAAGTGCCCAATTTACGATCCATATTCTAAACGGGATATTAAATGTTTGTGTGGTCGTCCTAAACTTGATACAAAGAAACAGTGCTCAGAATGTGATACTATTGAGCAAACTGGCCGACGTGTGCGTCCTGGGAAAATTTGGTGCTGTACTTGTAAAAGAAATTATACAGCTGATATTGTTTATGTTGATGATCATCGCGAATCTGTCTCCGCATGCCCTTGTCTTGGCGTGCCTCCTGCCGATGATCCTGCAATTCAACGCAATAGTATTATTAATTCCCTAATGCAAATTAAAGGACCTGAACCATTACCAGTTTTGTCTTTGGGCGAGTATAATGGCAAAGACCTTTATTCTGGTGTGTTTTTAAGAACCGCCGCTAGCACAACGCCAACACAATTGACGGCTGCTATTGAGTCGAAACCATTTTTCTTTGAATTCAAACCTACTCCTTCTCCACCTACCTCCAAATCCACTTCTAATGCAAGTGTTAAGAAGAATACTACTCCTTCTCCACCTACCTCTAA